GATAACATATCATTCCAAGATGACTATGAAGGAGATTTTTCAACAAGAAGGGCTTTAATATACACTTTAAACTTTACAGCTAAAACATTCTTATTTGGTCCTGTTGCTGATACTCCAGAAGGACTTATCAAGAAAGTTCAAGTTGATTATGCTACAACTATGGATGTTAGAAATGCGAGACGTGAATTGAGATATGTGGCAACACCACAAGCAAGAAAAGATTATGATACTGATGCCACATCATCAACACAAACAGAAATTAGTGCTTCTCAAACTAATATAACTGTTACAAATAGTGGAGTGTTTGTTTTAAGAGATCGAATTATTATTGACTCTGAAATTATGAGAATTAATCAAATTGTAGACGCAACTACAATTGGAGTTGATAGAGCGATAGATTCGACTATCGCTGTCGCACATCAAAAAGGATCTACAATTAATAAGTTAACTGCTGCTGATGATGCTTTAGTTGATCCAGATGATAGTTTTGGATTTAACGAAGTAACAAGTTACTATGAAGATCAAAAATCTTATAGTCCTACTCGACAAACTGATGTATAATGACTAACTTTGATCCTATTGATGAAGCACTTAATATAGAGGTATCAAGAACCCCTAAGATAAGTAATGTCAAAAAAGAAGATATATCTGAAAATGATATAACTAAAGATTATGACTATACTCGTGCTAATTTATATTCTTTAATTGAAAAAGGACAAGAAACTCTTAATGGTATTATGGAACTTGCGGGTGATAGTGCTAGTCCTAGAGCATTTGAAGTAGCGGGTCAAATAATTAAATCAGTCGCTGATACAACTGATAAGTTGATGGACTTACAGAAAAAAGTAAAAGAAGTTGAAGAAGAAAAAAGTAAAACAACAAATAATGTAACTAATAATGCTCTGTTTGTGGGATCAACTTCAGAGTTATCTAAGATGTTAAAGCAAGGTATTCTAAATAATAATGATCAGGATAAAAAAATAAAAGATGACTAGCTTAAACATGCAGGCCAAAATCCAAAAACTTCGTGATAAACAAAAAGAGAAGGTGAAAAATTTTGGATCATCCGTGAGCACTCCTGTAAAATCAAAACCAGAGGAATCTCAGATTCATCAAGGTGATATATCCGATAAGGAATTAGCTGATAAAAGAGCAGCAAAAAAGGCAGCGATGCAGAAAGCAGCAGCACGTAAAGCAGAAATTCGTGCGGAAATTGCAAAAGAATCTATAGAAACTATTGATATAATCGGTCCAAATAATATGAATACTGTAGTTAATAGTGATGGTCTTTGGAAAGGAACAGAACAAATTATACAAAAAGAAAATCAAGAAGCAGATGGAACTCCAAGTTCCGTAGAAGAAAATCTATCTAACTGGAAAGGAGAATTAAGACTTAGGTGGGAATAGGGATTAGATATGAATAATAATGTATATCTTGGTAATCCAAATTTAAAAAAAGCAAATACCGCGATTAATTTTTCTCAAGAGCAAATTCTTGAATTTGTAAAGTGTAAAGAAGATCCTGTTTATTTTGCTAGAAAATATATAAAAATTGTATCACTTGATGAGGGATTAGTTCCTTTCAATCTTTATGATTTTCAAGAAAAATTAATTCGCAATTTTCATGAAAATCGTTTTAATATTTGTAAGATGCCAAGACAAACTGGTAAATCTACAACATGTGTTTCATATCTATTACATTATGCGGTTTTTAATGATAATGTAAATATCGCAATATTGGCAAACAAAGCATCAACTGCAAGAGACTTATTAGGTAGACTTCAACTCGCTTATGAAAATTTACCAACTTGGATGCAGCAAGGTATTATATCTTGGAATAAAGGATCATTAGAATTGGAAAATGGTTCAAAAATATCAGCAAACTCTACATCATCATCTGCTGTTCGAGGTGGATCATATAATGTAATATTTCTTGATGAGTTTGCGTTTATTCCAAATCATATTGCGGATGAATTTTTTGCATCGGTGTATCCTACTATTACTTCTGGTCAAAAAACAAAAGTAATAATTGTTTCTACCCCTAGAGGTATGAATCATTTTTATCGCATGTGGCATGATGCTGAAAAAAGAAAGAGTGAATATATTCCAACTGAAGTTCATTGGTCAGAAGTTCCTGGTAGAGATGCTGTATGGAAAGAACAAACAATTGCAAATACTTCAGAGCAACAATTTAAAATTGAATTTGAATGCGAATTTTTGGGATCAATCAACACATTAATCGCAGCTAGTAAACTTAAAAATTTAGTATATGAAGATCCAATAACCAAAAATGCGGGTCTTGATATCTATGAACAACCAATTAAAGAACATAATTATTTAATTACAGTGGATGTTGCTCGTGGATTAGGAAATGATTATTCTGCTTTTATTGTTTTTGATATTACAAATTTTCCATACAAAGTGGTGGCAAAATATAGAAACAATGAAATTAAACCAATGTTATTTCCAAATATTATCTTTGATGTGGCAAAAGGATATAATGAATCTTTTTTATTGGTAGAGGTAAATGATATAGGAGATCAGGTTGCAAGCATACTACAATATGATTTAGAATATGAAAATATATTAATGTGTTCAATGAGAGGAAGAAATGGACAAGTTGTTGGATCTGGTTTTAGTGGTAAAAAATCCCAACTTGGGGTCAGAACAACTGCTGCTGTTAAAAAATTAGGTTGTTCTAATCTTAAAACTTTAATTGAAGATGATAAACTATTAACATCTGATTATGATATCATATCTGAATTAACTACATTTTCCCAAAAAGCAAATTCTTTCGAAGCAGAGGAAGGATGTAATGATGATTTGGCAATGTGTCTTGTAATATTTGCTTGGTTAGTAGCACAAGATTACTTCAAAGAAATGACTGATAATGATATTAGAAAAAGAATTTATGAGGAACAAAAAAATCAAATAGAACAAGATATGGCACCGTTTGGATTTATATCTGATGGACTTGATGATGGGAAAAGTTTTGTAGATTCAAAAGGTGATTTATGGAAAGTTGATGAGTATGGAGACCGATCATATATGTGGGATTATTACTAAAATTGTTACAGAGTAAATATAAAGCAAATGTTAAACTTGTAAATAATTAGGTTATATGATATATTTGGAAGTAGAGGGGAAATATTAAAGTTGTTTATAGGAGGATTTATGAGTGGTGATTCAGGATTAAATGAACCCATTGTCTTTTATAGTACAGAGATGACTATGGCAAAGGCCATACTTCTTAAACATAAAGGAATTACTTTAGATTATAAATTACTAAAGAAGATTAATTATAGTGATGCCTACACCAAAAGAGGTAAATGATTCCTTAAATCAAATTAGACCATACATCGAATCAGATGGTGGTTACTTAGAATTTATTGAACTTGATGATGATTTAGATGAAAACATCAGGATGTATTATGGGGTAAAACAAGGTGAAGAAGCAGCAATTGCAAAAGTAAGATTAAGTGGTGCCTGTGAGACATGTGCTATGAGTGCTCAAACTCTTAGAATGGGAATCGAAAGACACCTTACACAAACTTTTCCAGAAATAGTAGGAGTGATACAGGTATTATGAAATCTGCTATTCTTATCGCTTGCTTTTTACCATTAGTTATTATCTACATAGTTATGAAACTTGCAGTATGGTTATCCGCGACAAATGCTGAATCTACGTATGTTAAAAAAGAATCTCTCAGACCACACGGCCCGTATTT